GTATTAAGGAGGAACGGATATGGCATATGTGATCACCTTTGCACTGGGCACATGGTTTGGCTTTGCCGTTGCGGGACTGCTTCAGATGGCCAGGGACGAATGAAAGGCGGTGAACCCCCATGCTTTCCGTACAGGAAATCAAGACCTTCATGGATAACGATGCGGCAAGCCGGAAAAAGCAGCTTGCCAAAGAGGGTCAGCGGTACTATGAAGCTGACCACGACATCAAGAATTATAGAATCTTCTTTGCCAATGCTGATGGCATGCTGGAAGAGGACAAGACAAAATCCAATATCAAGATCAGCCACCCGTTCTTCACGGAACTGGTTGACCAGGAAGTGCAATATATGCTTTCTGGAAAGGACGGCTTTGTGAAGTCGGATGACCCTGACCTTCAGGAACAGCTGGATGCTTACTTCAATGAGAATGAGGACTTCACAGCGGAACTGGAAGACGTTCTGACGGGCTGCATCTCCAAGGGCTTTGAATACGCCTATACTTACAAGAACGCTGAAGACAAGCTGGCCTTCAAGTGTGCGGACAGCCTGGGCGTGGTAGAGGTCAGGGCCAAGGAAACGGATGACGGCTGTGAGTACGTCATCTTCTGGTACGTTGACCGCATCGGCAAGGATAACAAGAAAATCAAGCGCATTCAGGTTTGGGACAAAACCCAGACCTTTTATTATGTCGAAGAAGAGAATGGCGGCATTGTGCTGGATGATTCGGAGAAGATCAACCCCAAGCCGCACATCATGTGGACTGAAGGCGATGACGGCAAAATCTACTATGAGGATTTCGGTGTCATTCCGTTCTTCCGGCTGGACAACTGCAAGAAGCAGTTCAGCGGCCTGAAGCCCATCAAGGCCCTGATTGATGACTATGACCTGATGTCCTGCGGACTTTCCAATAACCTTCAGGATACGGCTGAAGCGCTGTATGTGGTCAAGGGCTTTGAGGGTGACAACCTGGATGAACTGATGGTGAACATCAAGGCCAAGAAGCATATTGGCGTATCGGATGATGGCGGTGTGGAGGTTCACACTGTGGATGTTCCCTATCAGGCCAGACAGACCAAGCTTGACCTGGATGAAAAGAACATCTACCGCTTCGGCATGGGCTTCAATTCGGCGCAGCTGGGCGATGGCAACATCACCAATGTGGTCATCAAGTCCCGTTATGCGCTGCTTGACCTGAAGTGCAACAAGCTGGAAATCCGGCTGAAGCAGTTCATGCGCAAGCTTCTGAAGGTTGTGCTGAAGGAAATCAATGATGCCAACGGCACCGACTACCAGCAGAAGGACGTGTACTTCGCCTTTGAGCGTGAAGTCATGACCAATGCGGCCGACAATGCACAGATTGAACTGACGGATGCCCAGAAGCAGCAGACGCAGATTAACACCCTGCTGATGCTGGCCACCAAGCTGGACAATGAAACCCTGATGCAGAACATCTGTGAAGTGCTGGATATTGACTACAACGAGATCAAAGACAAGCTGCCCCAGCCGGAAGAGATGAATGACCCGTACCAGGCGGCAAACACGCTGACCACCCTGCCCACAGAACCTGATGAAGGTGATCTGATTGAATAAGCATGACAAGCAGGTCATTGAAAGCCAGTTGGAAGATGAAAAGGCTGTACTGAAAGACCTGGAAAGGCAGTACAAACGGGCGCTGCATGACATCAATGAGCGCATCAAAATCCTGCAAAGCGATGATTCCCCATCCAGGGCCTATCAGGCAGACTACCAGAAGACCCTGAAGGCCCAGGTGGAAGCCATCATTGAAAAGCTTCATGCGGATGAGTATGACAGCATCCATAAATACCTGAGTAACAGCTATACGTCAGGCTATGTGGGTACCATGTACAGCATGGGCAGGAAGAGCGGCATTCACGTCATCACCCCGCTTGACCAGAAGGCAGCTGTCAAGGCGATTGTCACAGATTCTAAGCTGAGTGTAGACCTGTATGCTGCCCTGGGCTACGACATGGACAAGCTGAAGAAGCATGTGCGGGAGGAAATCACCCGTGGCATTGCTACTTCCCTGCCCTATGAACAGATTGCCCGGAACATCAGCGGATATACCAGCATGCCCCTTTCCAATGCAAACCGCATTGTCAGAACGGAAGGCCACAGGATTCAACAAGCTTCTGCCGATGATGCCAGGAATGCGGCCAAGGCCAAGGGCGCTGATGTGGTGAAGCAATGGGATGCCAGCCTTGACGGTGCCACCCGGAAGCTTCACAGGGAACTGGATGGCCAGATACGTGAAGTGGATGAGCCTTTTGAAGCTGGCGGCAAAAAGGTCATGTACCCCGGCAAGTTCGGCACACCAGATCAGGACTGCAACTGCCGCTGTGTGGCGCTGACCCGTGCCCGGTGGGCGCTGGATGAAAAGGAACTGGAAACGCTGAAGGAACGGGCCAAGTTCTTTGATCTTGACAAGACCAAGGACTTTGAAGAGTACAAAAAGAAGTATCTCAAAGCGGCGAAAACCGTTGAAAACACTGGAAAAAGTGGTATAATAAAGGAAAGGGGAAATCTTTCCCTTCCGGTGGCAAAGTTCACGGGATACGCCTTGAATCCTGATAAGGACATCGACAAAGCAACGGCCTTCAAGAAAGCCCTGGGCTATGAAATAACCAATGCGGATGATCTGATTGAAAACATCCTTGACCATGTGGATGAAAGCAAGCTGGTGCCCAAGTCAGACAAGGGCTTTGGTATGCTGTATGAATACATTGTGCAGCTGACAGGCCCGAACGGCAAAAGGGCCAACGTGCTGACCGCCTGGATTCAGGACGGAAGGAAAAAGCGCCTGACCAGCGCTTATGTAACAGAAAAGAAGGTGACGGAACATGAAGATTAAACAATATGACAAAGTATTGCTGAAGGATGGCGATACTGCTTTTATCGTTGAAATCTTTGGTGACGGGAAAGCCTTCCTTGCTGACATCAAGCGAAAAGGCGAGACTGAAACCGACTGGATAAAGCCTGACGAAATCAAGAAAATACTCTAACAAGCACCTTTCATTTGAATGGTGCTTTTTTCATGCCCTGAAAAGGGGGTGATTCCCTTGCTTGTATAAGCGAATGCCAATACCCCAGACAGCCCACCAAAGGCTGTCTTTTATTATGCCCTGAAAGGAGATACACCCATGATGGAACCCCTGATTGACAGGCTTCAGAAGCTGCTGGCTGTGAAGTCCATTGTCACCCTGGCGCTGACCCTTGTATTCTGCATCCTGTGCCTGAATGGCATGGTGGGCGCAGATCAGTTCATGACCGTGTTCACGGTGGTCATTGCCTTCTATTTCGGCACCCAGGCTGAGAGGAAGAGCCTTGAAGCCGTGAGCCTTGAAGCCCTGCCTGTGATTGAGGAAGTCAAACCCACGGAAGGGGCTGAATAAAGATGACCGCTTCAAAAGGCCAAATCATCGCTGATTATGCCATCAGCAAGCTGGGCTGTGCGTACATCTATGGCGGGTACGGTGAAAAGCTGTGCAGACCCGCTTTCAGGCGGGAACGGGCCAATGCCTACCCTGCCCAGCATAACAACATCTACAAGAATTGCCCTGTTCTGAGCGGCAAACAAAGCGCCTGTGAAGGATGCAAGTGGGACGGCAAACAGGCGTATGACTGCGCCCAGCTGACCCGCTACGCTTGCAAGGCCGCTGGCACGGAACTGGTTTCCGGCGCAAACAGCCAATGGCGTAAAGTCGCATGGGAAAAGAAGGACACCATTGATTCCCTGCCGGATGTTCCGGGCGTGATTCTCTATCACGTAAACAGCAGCGGAACCATGACCCATACGGGCGTATACATCGGCGGCGGCTATGCCGTGGAAGCCCGTGGTGCCAAGTATGGCGTGGTACAGACTAAAGTGAAGGACAGAACCTGGACACACTGGGCGGCGCTTCCTGGCGTACTGACAGGTGATCAGGTCATCATTGTCCCGGTGGAGCCGGAAACCAAGCAGGAAGCTGCTGCCGAAACCGAAACACAGCCCACTGCATCGGGGGTGATTCAGATGAACACCCAGAAAAACGGAAGCCGTGGCACACAGGTCAAGGTGCTTCAGTATCTGCTGAATGAGTTTGGCTATGACTGCGGAGAAGCGGACGGCATCTTTGGAAGCAAGACCCTTGCTGCCGTGAAAGCCTACCAGAAGGCCAAGGGCCTTTCTGCGGACGGCATCTGCGGAAAGAATACCTGGACAAAAATCTTGGCATAAGAGGGACACCACAAACGGTGTCCCTTTTGCATTTCGTCTTTTCGTGCCAGACGGTAAAGAAGCACACGTCACCAAACCAGTACGAACTGGGAAAAAACGTACACAGATAAGGAGAACCAACCATGACCATCAATGAAATTCTGAATGCAGCTGGCCTTGACGAATCGGCCATTACCACCGTGCTGGATAACATGAGGGCCAATAAGATCTTCCTGGCATCGGAAGAAAATATGGATATCCGCTATCCGAAGCTGAAGACCCAGCATGAAGGCGTGACCAAGCAGCTGACGGAAGCCAATGCGCTGATTGAACAGCTGAAGAAGTCCACCAAGGGTCAGGAAGAAACCCAGCAGAAAATCACGGCCTATGAACAGCAGGTTCAGGCGCTTCAGGCTGAACTTGAAAAGACCAAGATTCTTTCTGAAGCCAAGTTCCAACTGAAGGATGCAGGTGCCCTGGACGTTGACTATCTCCTGTTCAAGCTTCAGGAGAAGGGTGAACTGGCGCTTGGCGAAGATGGCAAAATCAAGGACTGGGAAGACAAGCTTGCGGGGCTGAAGACCCAGATTCCCACCCAGTTTGAGAGCAAGGCATCTGGCAAGAAGAACATCATTGAAAACAAGCTGCCGGAACCTGACAACAGCAATACCGTGAGCCGTGAAGCCTTCAGCAAGATGGGCTATAACGACAGGCTGAAACTGTATAAGGAAAACCCGGAAGCGTATGCAGAACTGACCAAGTGACGAACAGAAAGGAATGAAACATAATGGCGAACATTACCACCATGCTGGCTGACCTGATCAACCCGGAAGTTATGGCTGACATGATCAGCGGCAAGATTCAGAGCAAGATTGTTGTGACCCCGTTTGCGAAGATTGACACCACCCTTCAGGGCCGTCCGGGCGATACCATCACCGTGCCCCAGTACGCCTACATTGGCGATGCGGAAGACGTGGCTGAAGGCGTTGCCGCTGGCACTGTCAAGCTGACTGCCACCACCAAGGAATACAAGGTCAAGAAGGCCATGAAGGCCGTTGAACTGACCGATGAAGCCGTCCTTTCCGGCTACGGCAACCCGGTTGGCCAGACCAACAACCAGATTGGCAAGTCCCTGGCTTCCAAGGTTGATGTGGATGCCATGGATGTCCTCCAGGAAGCCCAGCTGACCTATGACGGCAGCGCTGCCACCATCAAGTACACTGGCATTGTGGATGCCATTGATGTGTTTGAAGAGGAAGTCAACACCGATAAGGTCATCTTCGTCCATCCCAAGCAAGTCACCCAGCTGCGCAAGGATGCCGACTTCATCAGCGCTGACAAGTACCCTGGCAACGTGGTCATGACTGGCGAAATCGGCATGATTGCCAATTGCCGTGTGGTTCCGTCCAAGAAGGTTCCGCTGGATGAAACGGGTGCCTTCTACCTCTGCCCGATTGTCAAGCTGAACCAGGACAACGAGACTGAGGATGAAGTCGCTGCTGTGACCATCTACCTGAAGCGCAATGTCAACGTGGAGACTGAGCGTGACACCCTGGCCCGTAAGACCATCATTTCCGCTGATGAGCATTACGTTGCCGCCCTGACCGACACTTCCAAGGTTGTTCTGGCCAAGTTCAAGAAGTAAGGGGCTGAAACCCTATGATCATGACCACCGATGAACTGCGGCGGTATGTGATCACGGAAGAAGAAGATTCAGCGCTGGAAGCCAAGCTTTCAGCGCTTGAACTTCTTATCCGGGCATATACCAATAACAATTTCCAGCAAAGGGCAACCAGAAGGCTGGTGGATATTGAATACGGTGAAATCGTTCTGCAATACCCGCACAGTTTCAAGGTTGGGGACACGGTGCAGGTCACACAGTCTGACTTAAATAGCGGCCTTTACACCATCACAGCCGTGGACGGTGGGCGCTTAACCGTGAAGGAAGCCACCCATGAGGAAGAGGATGTGTATATCACCCTCATTTCCTACCCCATGGATGTGAAGATGGGCGTGGTCAATCTCATGAAGTGGGAATTGACCAACCGGGAAAAGGTTGGCGTGGCTTCTGAGAGCATCAGCCGCCACTCTGTGACCTATTTTGACATGACCGGGGATAATTCCACCATGGGCTACCCCAAGGCGCTTCTGGGCTTCCTGAAGCCTTATATGAAGGCCAGGTTTGGCCAGGGGGTGCGGCCATGTTAGGCATAGGCGGGAACATCCAGGCGGTCATTCAGATCAGGACAGTTCAAAAGAACGCCATTGGTGAGCATGTGGAAACCTGGGAGGATGTGCAGACCATCAAAGGATGGCTTGACCTGAATTCCGGCGATGCCCACACGGCCACCTATTATGCCAAGATTCAGGATTCCACCCATTACTTCATCAGTGACTATGTACAGCTGGATGAACGCATCACGGACGAGAATTCCAGAATGACCATAGGCAGAAAGCACTATGACATCCGGCTGATTGACAATCCCATGGAGATGAACCAGCAGCTGGAATTCTACCTGAAATACACGGGAGGTCAGTGACATGGCCAGCAAGGTGGAATTCAAGGATTTTTCCATACAGGTTGCTGCGGCGCTTGATGAAACCACCAAGAAATGGCTGCTTGAAACCGCCAATGAAATCACGGCCCAGGCGCAGCGCAACTGCGTGATGGAAGATGATGCCGGAAAGCGGCTGAAGGGCAGCTACGCCAATACGGTGGATGAGGATGAAGGCACGGCCACGGTGGGCACCCCGCTTGAAGAAGGCTATTGGGAAGAGTTTGGCACAGGTTCCTATGCGGACACCACCAAGAACGGCGGCAAACAGGGCCGTCAAGGCTGGTGGGTGTACGTGAAGGGCCAGGGACCAAGCCCCACGAAGAGCCATGAATACCGTGACAAGGATGAAGCTGAAGCCATCGCAGCATCCATGAGGGCTGACGGTCTGGATGCCTACGCATCCAACGGACGAAGGCCCAACTACACCCTGGAAAAATCGTTTGAAGCCACGAAAAACCCGGCCATAGCACAGCTGAAACGACTGCTGAAGGAGCGGATGGAAAAATGACTGAAGCGGCACTTGCCTGGATGAGCAATCTGATGGAAAGCCTTTCTATCCCCTATGCCTTCATGGAATGGAAAGAGAAGCCCCCGGAGGACTGTTACTTTGTGGGTGATTTCATCGAATCCCCAACCATGGACAGGGAAGAAAACGGCCACACGGAATGCCAGTTCATTCTTCGGGGCTTTTCCCGGAAAAGCTGGCTGCTGCTTGAACATGCCAAGCGGCAAATTGAAAAGCATGCGGCAACCACCACCATCCTTGAGGATGGCACGGGGCTTGCCGTTTTTTATTCCCATGGGGAGCATGTACCCACGGGTGATGCTGAACTGAAAAGCATCAAGATTAATCTGACTGTACAGGAATGGAGCGTGAATTAAATGATTCACTCTGGCGTTACGCAGGGTACCCCCACCAACATCCCGTTTGGTGCTGGCGTGTACTTTGAAGGCATTGCATACAGTGAAACCGTGGCCCCGACTGAAGAAGCTGTCAAGGCGGCAATCATCGGCGCTACCCAGGAGGGCGGCACCACCACCATCACCCCGGAGTTTTATGACATCCCGGCTGATGATGTGCTGGTTCCCGTGGCCGAACTGAAGGTGAAGGTTGGCGAAAAGGCCATGATGGAAGTTTCCTTCCTGGAACTGACTGCCAAGATGATGAAGAATCAGGTGATTGGCAAGCTGGCCGATTCCACGGACAAAGAGTTTGATGTGATCACGTCTGACGAACATCTGAGGGCTGGCCACTTCTATGAAGGCTTCGGCTTCTGGGGCCACCACCTGGATGGCCGTGAAATGATTATCCTTTTCAAGAAGGCGCTTTGCACCAGCGGCCACACTGCCGAAAACAAGACCAAGACCAATACGGTCTTCAAGGGCACCTTTGAGTGTCATTCTGACATTGAATACGGTGTGCAGAAGCTGCCGTATGCCATCTTCATCCGCAAGGCTGAAGGCTGGACTGCTGTGAACGCTGACGAAGTGGCAGCGTAAGAAGGGAGCATAAATCCATATGAACGAGATGGAAACGACTGCAAGAAATTATACCCTGCGCAGGCTGAAGGATAAAGACCTGTGGCCCGTGCTGGACATCATCGGCCAGGTATTCCCCGGCGATCTTTCCACGGTGTTTGCCCAGATCATGACGGGTGATAAGAATGTCGAGCAGCTAGGTGCTGAAGTGGTCATGAAGCTGGTCATGTCCGTCATCCGCAATATGAACAAGGTTCAGGATGACGTGTATGCCCTGCTTTCCGATGTATCCGGCATGACCCCTGAAGAGATTCAGGACATGGAATTCGGCACCACGCCACTGATGATCTGGGACATTGTGAAAAACGAAAAGAATGCCAGTTTTTTCGGGGTTGTTTCCAAATCGTTCTGATGGGTGAAATCAGGTTCATGGACATGCTGTATCAAAAATACAGCTGTCCCATGGACTTGATGAACACCTATATCAACCGGGGACGGTTTGGGGAATTCGTGGATGAATTCCTGACGCTTGAATATGAGCGCAGGAAGGCTGAAGCGGATAAGCAGCAGCACCGTGACCTGTGGGAAATGTTTGTTCACAGCACATTCACGGGTACCTTTGATGAATTCAAAGAACGTGTCCTGAAGCCCGTCAGCACCACAAAAGGCGGCACCACACGGGCAAACAGTGACAGTGACCTGACTGAACAGGGCGCAGATGCCATCATCAGCAGCCTGTTTCATTAGGAGGATGGGCCACTTCTTCTGACGGAAGGAGTGGGTACATGGAACTATTCAAGCTGCTGGGTACCATTGCCATCAATAACGACCAGGCCAACAAGGCGCTTGACGATACATCCGGCAAGGCCGATGACGCAAGCAGCAAGGTGGCCGGGGCGTTTGGAAAGATTGGCAGTGCGGCGCTGACCATCGGCAAGGGCATCATGACGGCGGGGGCTGTGCTGGGCACGGCCTGGGTTGCCGCCATTGAGGGAAGCCGGGAATACAGGACGGAAATGGGCAAGCTGGATACGGCCTTTGTCACAAACGGCCATTCCAGCGCTGCCGCAAAGCAGACCTATTCAGACCTTCAGGCTGTTCTGGGCGATACGGCCCAGGCGGTGGAAGCGGCCAATCACCTTGCTGTGATGACCGACAATGAAAAAGACCTGGCCACATGGACGGATATATGCACGGGCGTTTACGCCACCTTTGGCGATTCCCTGCCCATTGAAAGCCTGACCGAATCGGCCAATGAAACGGCCAAAGTGGGCACCGTGACGGGTGGCCTTGCGGATGCCCTGAACTGGGCCGGAATCAGTGAAGATGAGTTCAATGAAAAGCTTGCCGCCTGTTCCGGTGAACAGGAACGGCAGAAGCTGATTATGGACACACTGAACGGCACCTATAAAAACGCATCTGCGCAGTACAAGGAAACCAATGAAGACGTGCTTGCGGCCAACCGGGCACAGGAAAAGCTGACAAGCGCCTTTGCACAACTGGGCGCAGTCGGTGAACCCATCCTGACCCTGATCAAGGACAAGGTGGCCGAATTCGTCACAGCGGCTGTCCCGCATATTGAAAACTTCATACAGAAGGTCAAAGACCTGAAGAAGTGGATAAAAGAAAACGAGAACACCATTGACGCATGGGCGGCTGTGATCATCGGGGCAACCGTGACCGTGGGCGCATTCCTGCTGGTGCTGAAATGGGGTTCAATCATGAGCGCTGCCACCAAGGCCATCAAGGGCACCCGTGCTGCCATCCTGCTGTTTAACACGGCGCTGAGAGCAAACCCCATCGGCCTGGTCATCAGTCTGCTTGCCGGACTGGTTGCCGGGTTCGTGTATCTCTGGAATAACAACAAGGGATTCCGTGACTTCTGGCTGAACATGTGGGCAAAAATCAAGTCCGTGTGCAGTTCTGCCATAACCAGCATCAAGAACAAGTTTGGTGATTTCAAGGCGGCGCTGAAGACGGTGAAAAACACCTTCAATGACATCAAGAATGCCATTGCGGACAAGATGGATGCTGCCCGGGACAAGGTGTCCGGCATCATCAAAAAAATCAAGGGGTTCTTCCCGCTGAGTATCGGCAAGATATTCAGCAATTTCAAAATCCCCAAGATTTCCGTGAGCGGCGGCAAGGCCCCGTTCGGCATCGCCGGAAAGGGCAAGCTGCCCAGCTTTTCTGTCAAGTGGAACGCCAAGGGCGCTGTGTTTGACGAACCCACGATCTTCAGCACACCCAAGGGGTTCCAGGGCGTGGGCGAATCCGGGCCGGAAGCTGTGGCACCCATTGCTACGCTGCAAGCATATATTCGGGATGCTGTCAAGGACAGGGATGAAGCCCTGATCAGGACAGTTATTGAACAGAACAGGCTGATGATGGACTTTTTAAGAAGGGCCATCCCCCATGATGTACGGCTTGACAAGGGTGCGCTGGTTGGGGAACTTATCCCGGCGATTGACACGGGACTGAATGACCGATACAGCCACACGCTGAGAGGAAACACCAGATAAAAAGAGAGGAAGGCGGGTTGCCTTCCTCTTGGTATTATTTTGTTTCTGACCACACACCACGAAAAGAGACACGGCGCTCCCCGTCAATTGGGTCTGTGATGGTCACAAGAAAAGATTCATACATTTCATCATCAAGGAGTTTAAAAAAGCAGTTAATGTCATCTCTGCCGACCATGCCGAACAGATCAAGAATGGCTTCATAGTGTGAAATGACTGCTTCTTTTGCTTGTGCGATCTCCTTGGCGGCATCATCACTTTTGCTGTTCACCAGGGATGTCACAGCAGAAGAAAAACCATCAATGGCAAGTTCAACCTTGAACGTATTGGATGCTTCAATATAAGTAACACTTGAATAATCATAACCATTCAGCAGTGCATTGTTCAGCATTGCCTGAAGGTCTTTCTGAGGGCTGAACCCGTTTTCAAGCGATGATTCCAGCATTGCCTGAACAACATCGTTATTCACAGAAACAGGCAGTGATTCGGCACATGCCGGGACGGACAAAGAAAGCAGCAGGATGACGGCAAAGATGATTCTTTTCATAGGCAAACCCTCCTTTGCGGCCATTATAGGCCAGCTGTTCATTCGTGTACAAGGGAATGAACACAAAACCGTCAACATGACCAATGCAGCACCCATCAATTGATTGGCATGTGACAAACCAGAAGGCACACAGCCTTCTTTTTTTATGGAAGATAGGCGGTGATGACATATGACCATATTTGAACTATTTGGCACGATTGCGATTAAAAACAGTGAAGCCAACAAAAGCATAGAAGAAACCACAGGCAAGGCTGAAGAACTTGGCAAGCAGCTTGGTGGCGCAGGAGAAAGCGCAGACGGGCTGTCCGGCAAGTTTGGACAGACAAGCAAATTCAATACAGCTGCCGTATTCATGGGGCAAATGCTGTATGGTCTTACTGAAAAAGCTGCCAACCTTGCAACAACCCTGGCCAAGACGGGAATCAGCTTTGCCAGCGATATGGAACAGAACATTGGCGGAGTGGAAACCCTGTTTGGTGATGCGGCTGAAATTGTTTTCAAGAATGCAGACCAAGCCTATAAAACGGCTGGCATGTCTGCCAATGATTACATGGAAACGGTCACGGGCTTTGCGGCAGCGTTAAAGCAAAGCACACAAACCGAAGCAGAAGCGGCCAAGATTGCCGACATGGCCATTATTGACATGTCCGACAATGCCAACAAAATGGGCACGGATATGTCTATGATTCAGAATGCCTATCAGGGCTTTGCCAAGCAGAACTTCATGATGCTTGACAACCTGAAACTTGGTTATGGTGGCACTCAGGGAGAAATGGAACGGCTGCTTGAAGATGCAATGCTATTGACGGGTAAAGCCTACAATATTTCAAATCTTGCTGACATTTTTGAAGCCATTCACGCCATTCAGGTGGAATTGGGCATTGCCGGAACGACAGCTGAAGAAGCCAGCACCACCCTTTCTGGTTCTGCTGGTTCCGCAAAATCGGCCTGGGAAAACCTGCTTTCAAACGCCATGCTGGAAGCCATACCGAAGCTGACTGAATTGATCAACAAAATCATGGAATGGGTGCAGCTGAACCCGGAAAAGGTACAGCAGTTTTCTGATGCCATCACCAATATTGCCACGGTCAGTTTTGATGCCATGCTGAATGGGTTTCAGTGGCTGACATCAAACGGTGAAAGTGTTGGCACTGCGCTGACAACCATTGCAACGGCCATGGCGGTGGCTGCGGTTGCCGCCCACCCCTATGCTGCCGCTGTAACGGCGGTGGTGGCTGCGCTGGCCTACCTGAACAGCGAAACGGGCAAAAAGCGTGGCGAATTCACGCATGTGTTTGACGGCTACTCTGAAGAAAACCTTCAGACCCTGCAAAACTGGGTAGATGCGGCCAATGAAGCCAAGCGTGCCGAAGATGCATACATGAATTCCCTCAGTGAAGATGACTATGCTGCCTATGATTCGGCATGGCGCAAAGCGGATGCTATGCAGAAGGAAGTGGAAGCCATTGACGGCCTTCTGGACGCATACAGGCGCTATGAAACGGCACAGGGCACGGGTTCCGGCAATGAGATGCATATTGACGTTCCGCTTCAGGTTTCCGAAGATTCCGAAGGGAACATGCAGGATGAAATCAATGGCATGAGCCTTGAAAGCATCGTGAACCTGGTGGCTGACACATCCGGCCTTCAGGCGGCGGTGAACGCCACGAAGCTGACATCCACCGTGCAGGTATTTGGAACGGGCGGCACCGTATCTGTGGACGGAAGCCATGCCAGCGGCCTTGACAGGGTTCCCCGTGATGGATACCTGGCCCGTGTGCATAAGGATGAAGCCATCCTGGACAAGACAGATGCCAGCATATGGCGTGGCGGCGGTGCAAACAGGGTGGAAGCCCTGCTTTCACAGGTGGTCACACTGCTTGCCCAGCAGAAAAACATTGTGCTTGACAGCGGCGTGATGGTGGGCCAGCTTGCCCCGGCCATGGATGCACGGCTTGGCACCATCGGAAATAGAAAAGGAAGGGGGAACTGACCATGAACGGCGTGATTTTTAACGACAAACACACATACCGGGATTGGGGGCTTCTGCTGCGAAGCAGACCACAGATCAGCCCTCCGGCCCCCAAGTACAAAATGATACAGGTGCCGGGGTCAGACCGAATCATTGACCTGACAGAAAGCCTGACGGGCCAGATTCACTATGAACCCCGCACGATCAGCTTTGAATTCGTGACAGGTGCGCCC